AAATCGTTCCCTGTCCCCTGCCATATTTTTCAGAGGATGATTTGCGCCAGCGAGCAACGGCATATGGCATTTCTTCAAATCCGCCCTCTTCGACAACAATTTGCTCCTTGACGTTCACGAAAACAGATTCAAGGGGCATATTAAGATTATCGACGAACTGAACATTGCGCTTAATTCGTGGTCGAACAATATGGATGAATGTATGTAATTTGCTTTCGGTTTCGCTTTTTTCCACGTCTTTCCAAATTTGCTCTCCTGGCCTTTCAAATTCCTCGCTTGCCTGTCTTGCTGTAAGTTCGTATTTTAAGATAACGGTATCGACCTGGCCTTTGGCATTTTGTTTGATTGTATAGGTCGATATGTGCCAATCTTTGTAATTTAAGCCGAGTGTTTTATTGTCCCATTCGGAATATATATTGTTTGTTCCGAAGACAATCAATGCACGAACAGTTTCGTTAAGCTGGAGAATAAAATTGCTCTCAAACATCTCATCGTGCGCTATTTGGGTTGCAAGGGCAAGCCACCTTCGGACGTTGTTTATCTGCTCAAGCTCTCTTTTTTTAACTCTTATCCCGAAGAAATTCTGTCCTCCTGGAATCCACGTTCCGATAAGACCGCTTGCCATATCTTCGCTATCCAACATAGCGGTCGGGTCTCTAATATATAAAGATTTGTCTTCGCCAGGAGTTTTTTTGGAGGTTATCTGGTTTTCGCAGGGATACATCAAGTCTGCGACCTGCTGGTAAAGATTACGAAAGTTGGCGGCTTTGAATTCCTCATGCTGTTGCATACGAATAATTTCTTGCGCTCTTTCGTCTGCTCTTTGAATTATATTTAATGTGGTCGGCATAGTTTAATTATCCGAGCGTGGTTTTCAAACCCCTTGTTTCCGGCACGAGGCTGCCTGCCAATATAGTTTTGGCGTATCCGCTTCTACGCCTTGCCCTTTTTGCCGCCGCCTCTGGCGCCTCTTCTGATACTGTCGGCAAAGGTTCTGGGGGGGGGGGCGGGGGAGGAGCGGGTATTGGTTTTGGCTTTTTTGGTTTTGCAAATAATCCGCCCATTATTTCACCTTAATCCATTTTCCGTTTATGTATATTTTGGTCGGTCTATATTTTTTCGACGGAGCTTTTGCTCTTCCAAACTCATCGGTGACGCTATTGCCTTCACTGTCGCAGATGCCTCTTCGGCGACCGTCCATTATCATCTTTTTTATAACTTCCTCATTCTTAAATCCCATCTGTATCAACTGTAACTATTCTATTGAATATGTCAATTATAATTTTGTAGTTTCGTGAACGGCAAATTTTTGTAGTTTTTCGGGATAGCCGTCCGCCTTAGCTATTTTGGTGCTCCCGGCGGCCAGAAGAAAATAATTCAATGCCGACCGATAGTGGTCGCCGATTTTAAGGTCTCCTGTAGGTCTGTATCTAAAAACAACTTGCTTTGTTCTTTTGTTCTTTTCCTCAAATTTAGCACAGTTGCAGCACTGAACAGTAAATTGCTCTATTTCTGGACATTGGCGAGGTAATCGGATATGCCCGCTCGAAATTAAGCGATGTGATGTATCAAAAATGCTTGTTTTATGGATTTTTACTGTTCCCGTGCCTTCGTTCCAGACAACCTCTTGCATCTGCGCATCAAAATACTCTGCTAAAAAAATCTTAAATCGTTCTTGCTTTTGAAATTGTCTTGCTTCATCTTCATAAGGTCGCAGGTCTATAATTGCCGATTTTACATTGAATCTTCTTGCTAAATCGTGAATATCATTAAAATTTTCATATCTTGCGACATATAAAATTTCATATCTGTCGTGTCCTGTTCTTATGCCTATAACAATATGCTTGATTTTGCCGACATCAACACCCATAGCGCAAGGTCCTGTGTGGTTTAATGGCATTATATCCCTGCCGCAGCAAGCCAAAACATCTTCTTTTCGCAATTTTTCCTCTTTAGATGAATAAGCAAGACCGAGACGTAATCTATAAACATCGCCGAGATTTCCTTCTGGAGGATTGATAAATTCGTTTAGGATTTCGGCAGGGTCGTTAAAGACGCTTGTAAGCTGACTCCATCTATAACCGGCCATATAATCGCTGTTGGCTGGGAATTTAGCTACCCATTCTCCCGTTCCAATTCCCGACCAAATCAGTAATTCCTTCCCACATTTATCACAGGCGATATAACCTTTGCCGTTTGATTTAGTTTTAACACAATTTGGGAAAGAAAGTTCTGCACAAGTCCATTCTCCACAAGATGTGCATTTTCTAAACCAATGCCGCTGGTCGCTTTGCTGGAACATTCTATCTATACCGAAATCCGTTTGTGTGGGATTGCTTATATAGACTTCTTCTTTAACTAAAGAATGTCCCATTCGGCCACGCACTTTGGCGGGAACTTCCTCATCCATAAGGTCATATTCGTCAAAAACGCCCTTGTCGACCTGAATACTTCGTAACTTTGCCGATTCTTCGGATTCGCTGTCCATTCCGACTTTTTGAGTCAATCTTGCGCCTCGGATATAAAGAAAGGCGCTGCCGATTTTTTTCAAACTTGCCGTATCTGTTTTCTGGATGAATCGGCCTATTTCCTGCCTATTTGCAAGCAAAAGAGGGTTAAAGCGGGACTTGCTAAACTCGATAACATCATCGTTGGTGGGCAGCATATAAAGGACGCCGAGCGGGTATTTCTTGTATTTCATCCCGTGCAGGTCTGTGAGAATTTCCATTTCGGAAAAACCGCCGCCAGTTGCCTTAATAAAGCATTTGCGGCGAGACTTGCTTTCCATCGGTTCTTTTTGATAGGGGTGGTGTGGATAAAAAGAAAATTCCCCCGTTTGAAGTTTGATTCTATAAAAGTTCGCCCAGTAACCAGCGCTTACTGAAGCAATGTCCTGTGCGGTTAGCTCTGCCATAATCGGCAGAATTAACCTTTTTTAGGGAGATGTCAAGAAGTTATTTATATATCTGGTCGCTGCGTTCCATCCGTCAAAAAACGATTCTTCCGCCACAAGCCTCTCCGAAGGAGATAAGTCTCTGTGTATTTCTGTTTGTAATCTTAAAATACAATTAGCAAGTTCGCCACCCGCTTTTTCAGTTATTTTTTCTTTGCATTTACTTTCTCGCATTTTACGCCTTCATTTTGTCTGCAAGTTTTTTAATTTGTTCCTGTTTTCGCCGTTCAAATTCTTCTGGCGACACAACTGATTTGTTTTTTTGCGGCGGGTATAGTTTATTGTGTAATTCTTGCTGACATTTTTTCTTAAACTCTTCGCTGGCTGGGACAAATTTTTTCTCGTCCTCTTTCTGTCGCAATGTTTCTTTTTGCTGTTCAATCCTTTTTCGATTTTCAATTCTTATTTTAATTGCTTCTTTTGTCAAATAATCATCGGCAATAAAATTGTTTCCCAAAAATCTTGTCCATTGCAGGATTTTTCTGTCGTCCGACCTGTGTCTCGTCAAAAACAACGCCAAAGGCCAAGCGTAAGTCCATTGATATTCCTTATTAAGCAAAATAAGGGCGTAATTATCTATGGCTTCACAAATTTGGCTGACTTTATAATGTTTGAGGGCGTCTTTAATGGCGCATTTTATATCGTATGTTATTTCCCGATGAGATTTCCATTTCCATCGCCCTTTGTATTTATTCCAATGGTCAAAGATGATTTTTATATCATCTCGGATTGCCATATTAGATTTTCTCAAACCTCCAGTCTGCGAATCGGAAAAATCTTTCGTTGCCGTTTCCATCTATAGCCGTTACGAAAATATCGTGCTTTTTAAGACAAATCTGCGGATTGCTTTTGTCGAAAGCGTTTCCTTCTTTTTGTATTGCGTTGAATTTGTCGCCTTTTTTGGGGATATAATCTTTATTCATCGCCAAGTTCTATGTTTCTCGCTGATATGTTCTGCGCCATCATATTCTTCGATTATCCATTCTACGTTGTTAGGAATTTTTACGATTGCCAAAGAAGCGCATTTCCCGTTGGCTTTTTTGCCGAGCGACTTAACCGCTTTAATTAGAATTGGGTCGTCTCTTTTATAATCATCAGGGAATCCCGCATCGCTATCATAACCAAATCCATAGAATTGAGCTTCTTTTAGATATTTTGCGTCAATCTCCAAATATGATTGTTGTTCTTTTGGGCAATCTTTCGGCCAAATTCCGCATCGAAGAAAAACTTTTATCCACTCGTTCCTTTGTTTCCAATCTTTTAATTCATTTGCCGCCTGTTTGTTGCCAAGTTTGGCCATAAACTCTGCGCATTTTCTGCTAATTGAAAAACCGCCAAAACATTTATTGATTACAATTTTTTTCATTTTTTCTCCCTGTAAATTTGCACATCTTTCGGGGCTTTGTCTTTGAAACAGAATGTTAGGCAGAGCATTATTTAATCCTTACTGCTAATTTTCACAGAGCCAATTTTCTGCTATCATAACAAGTCTGTTGTAATCAATCAGATTTTCATTATCTATGCAAACCCCAGTGATTATCAGATTTGGGTCGGAACAGTCGCAAAGCCAGTTGTTTGCAAAAATAGCATAGTCTATGAAATTTACTTTGCAATCGTAATTAAGGTCGGCATATATACGGAAACATAAATCAACCACGCCGCCAAACCATTCAGAAGTCTCTTTGCTTTGAATGTTATTTTTGAAAAAATTATTGTAAGGGAAACTATTTATGTCGTGAAAAGCATAATCTCCCCATCGCCACTGAATTGTAAAAGAAGAGCCGTATGTGCTTACGTAATATATAATATCCCATTCTTCGTCTTCGGGCCAAGGAACCCAAGAGTTATCATCCCACTTACGCATCACAATCATTCTGTTTGGGGGTTGCGGCATCGGTTCAACCCACAAATCTCCGCAGGAAATATCTTTTACAAAAACTATAACTTCTGGATTTTCATAGTAAGACCAGTCGGCTTTTGTGATATTTAAGAACAACGTAAGAATTGTTATAAACATTAGCTTTTTCATTTTTTCTCCTTTCAAAAGGCGGTCTCTATATTAACTTATAATGCCCGCCCGAAGGCATCATGCCTCGCCGTTCACGAGCCTCCTGCACAGCGGGGCGGTAATTTATAGGAGGAAAGTTATGAAAACTTTATTATTCCCTTTCTGATTCATCCTTTACCTTGACCAATTCATCACGAGGCGTTACTGTGATAATAAGTCCATCGCAGCGAAACTTGATTTTGCCATCGACTGGAGTCAACTTTGCTTCCTTAACCAACGCCAGTAATTTTTGTTTTTCATTTACCTCCTGCTCTAAAATTTCAATTCGTTGCACCTGTGCGGCTTTGTAACGTCTTGCAACGCCGACAATTTTTTTGGCGCTCTCTGGCGCAACATCAATTAAATCGAGTTGTTCCCTCATTTCGGCTTCTTTGTCTTTTTTCTTTGCCATTTATTTACCTTTCTTTTCTTAGTTCGATTTCGTTGAAACTTGCGTCTCGAAAGAAGCAAATTCTGTGTCGCTCCATACCTTTTTCGGGACTATCTACCCAAACCCGTCCTGTATATTTAGTTTGCGTTCCAACAGAGCAGGTAGCTTCCTCGATTTGAACAATTACCAGAGTCATATTAGTATCTTTTCCGTGCTCTACAATAACTTCATCACCTATTTTGAATTTTGCCATTTATTTACCTTTCACGATAACATCACCTTTTACTTTTATTGTTCTAACTAATTTATATTCTCCGACAGTTGTCCACTTTTCCATATCTTCCCACAGCTTTTTTTCGTCGGTTGATGATTCGAAGTATGTGCAATCTCTATCAACTACCACCTTTGAAAATAGTATTTTTGGTAATTTTGGCATATTATTCTCCTTTCAAGCTCGACTTGTTACGGGTTGCTCCATATCTCTACTTTACCAAATCTTTCGTCCGAAAATCAATACCCCAAAACTGTTATTTTCATAAAATCTGCAAAATCTTCGGTTGAATATAACGAATTTAACGAATAAACAAGGGTGTTGAGAAAAAGAAACACTATAATCCTTTACTTAAACAACGCTTTTTGACCGCTCTTTTGCTCGGTTACCGTCATCTATTTCTTTTATTGCTTCCATAATCACCATCGCCACCTGTGGCACTATGGCGTTGCCTAATGCTCGCCCTCTATGAGTGTCCAATTTTCGGGAAATCCCATTAACCGTTCCTTCTCTATCGGCAACAATCGTCGCAATGTAATTTCCTTGTCGGGGGTATCTTGCTGTATGCCTGTCTGATTCCGCCGTGATGACATTTGCAATAATTTGTGAGGTTTCGTTTTGAAGAGGCCAACCTCTTTCTCCGTAAGATTTTGCAGTAAGTGATTCGGCGATATATCCCTGTGTTCGCTTGCCACTTTCACAGGTTCTAACAGACGTGCCGACAATCGTTTCGTTTGTAGGGTCTTGTCGTTGGCCGTCTCTTGTAGTAATACAAAGGCATTTCTCCCGTCTCGTTTTGACCTTCTTATTATTCCCTCCATTGCCTTTTGGCTCAAATAATACTCGGACGGAATTTGTGTTTCCAAAACTTCCGACAAAGAACACTCTTTTACGTCTTTGAGCCACTCCGAAGTATTGAGCATTAAGCACTCTCCACCCCACACAATACCCGATTTCGGAAAGTTTGTTAAGGATTTCGGCCATATCTTTACCATTGTTGGAAGATAATAGTCCGCAAACATTTTCGAGGACAATCCATTTTGGCTTAACCAACTCAATAACTCTTGCCAATTCCCAAAATAGTCCTGTTTGCTCACCTTTAAGTCCTTTTCTTTTGCCTGCGATTGAGACATCTTGGCAAGGAAATCCCGCCGTAATAAGGTCGATTCGTCCCCAACAATTATTTGTAATTTTTCGTATGTCATCTATTATCTCCACATTGGGCCAATGCTTTTTCAAAACCTTCTGACAAAACTTGTCAATCTCGCAAAATGCGACTGGTTCGTAATCCTTGCCCCAAACGGTCTGTGCTGCCAAAGCAAATCCACCTATACCTGTAAATAAATCCAAATGCCTCATTTAAACATCGCCTTCTGCCCCTGCTTCTGCTCGGTTGCCGTTACGCCAATATCAACCTCAATCCAGTCCCCGCAGATAATCTGGTTCAGCAATTCAGCCATTCAATCTTCTTTAAATATACCTTTTATTTGCTTTCCTGCTGCTATACTCCTTAATCCATTCCTCAACCAATTCGGGTCGTTTCGCAATCGCCTCTCTAATATGAACATCCGAGGTGTCCGCTATGGCCGAGGCAAAGGCCATATCAACACCGACATCAAGAAGTCACAGTTTGAAAAGCGTCTGGAACATCCTGATTTGTAAATGAGCAAGTTTTCGAGAATTTTGTTGTAAATCCAATTTTTAAGTCTTTATAGGGCATTTTTCTTTATTTCCACGGTTGAAAAGCGACACCTTGTTCTTCGGCTTTAGCTGTTGGCGAATACCAAAACTCGCATCCGTTAGGCAATCTGTCCGTGCAGCAACCGAGTTTGCCGTGAAAACACTCGGAACATTTGTATTTCCCTCTGTATTTAACCATTAAATTTAGTGATTTACGCCTCCTTTTTTCGGCTTTTTCTTTACTCCATTTATAAATACGGGTGGCCTTTTGGCCTTCAGACAACGAACCCCACCACATTTGTTGTTGTTCTTTGGAATTTTGCACAACGGGTTATAATCTTGTCTTTTTTCTCTTTTTAATTTTTCTAATGTCTTCTTTGAGATTTTTTAGATATTCGGGTGTAGCATATCTATCTAATCGTTTTTTGGAAATTTTAATTACATCTTTGTCGATATAATAGCAGGCTTCACATACGGGGGTTGGTAAAATAGTAAGCGTATAACCTGCATTGCTTATTCGCTTAATTTGGGCCGCTACAGGAAACTGCACCTGCACATAATCGCCTTTTTTCAATTTCATTTTTTCATCCATGTTTTATCCTTCCTTTTCCTCATAAGCTATACTTCTTATTTTCAGGATTTTGCACGGTTTTTATATAATTATCTAATAAATAATCAAATAAAGAAGAAATACAATGTCAAGCATACCACTTCTTAAGGGCTTTATATGCAGTCTTTATGTCTTCATCGTTAATATAATCTATAAGGGCTTTGTCAGCATCGCCGTGCGTGCAATCGCAACCTCTGTCTTCTTCTTCCTGTTTAAGTTTCTGTAATTTTACCAACAATTCTTCTTTAGTCATAGGTTTCTCCAAAAAGCGACAAAATTAGATAATATATGATAAAGAATGACAATAAACCCTTCTCCTTACCCTTCGACAACCTCCAACCCCCGCTATGGAGATTAAGTAATCCTTCAACCAAAAACCACTGAAGAAGATTATAACAACTAAAATTTAGTCTGTCAAGAGCAAAGTCAACGAGTGTTAAATATCAGCAAGATAGTGTCAAAGTGTGATTATCTACTTAATAATGATGATTTTAGCAAGATAGTGTTATTTTGTAGCAAGATAATACTATATATAGAAATTGAAACGGCAAAATAACTATATATTGTGTTAGATAAATACCCAACAACACAAAAACCAGATATATTTAGGAGGTAATAATGAATTTCGATGACGCCGCCCGCTTGGGGGGTTATGCCCTCGTGCGGATTTCAAAAACTCTTTCAAAAGCCGCACAAAAGGCACGCTAAGGCGTTCAGGATGCGTCAGGTTTGATTAAGTATGGTTTAGTATAGCTTTGGACCGGCTTTGTCTGCGTCCGATAATAGAATTTTACATAAATATCGAAATATACTTGACTTGCCAAAATTAGTTGATATACTATTGTTAGAAGCGGAAACAAATAGGAGGATTCAATAATGGAAACTACAATTCGACTACGTGAATATGATTTTGGTATATGCACCGTCCAAATGAATGAGCAGCGTCCAAAAACCTGTGGCGTTAAAGACTTACAAAATATACGCAAGATATATACTCACGGTCAGATTATAGAAGATATTAAAATTTCTGGCCTTTGTCCTGAAGTTTAGCGGAACGAACCAATCTTTTACAAGTAATTAAGAGGGCTTAAAAATGTTTATCAATATAAAACCGGCGTTAAATGACCAATGGTGGGTATTGATTACAGACGTCTATGGTGCTATTAACAAGTGGGTTAAATTGTGTAAGACCCTTGCCGAAGCTCGGCAGCTAAAGAAGCGATTATTGGGTATTTAGGAGTTTTCTCTACTTCTCCCCTGTGGCCGGACTAACCATCCGGCCTTTTTTATGAGCTTTGCTTTGGTGTGGGTTTGGATGGGGATTGTATAATTGTGCAATACTTATAGTGCAGACAGAACCAACAGATTGTATCATAATGCCCCTTGCAGATAATCGGCGTTATTTGTCTATGCACCGCCAATAATGTGGATATATCTGTATTCCAATTTGATTGTGAATGTAACATAACTTTCATTATGGGACTATTATTTTATAATTACTTATAGAATAAAGACTTATCCCGCCTTTGCCTTCGCAAAATCATTCAATCTGATATTCGCTATTCGCTCCGCCTCCTCTGCCTCTGCCGCTTCAAGCTCTTTTTGACGAGTCAGGTCAGTTGAAGTTACGTTATCTGTGAACATAGCTAAATAGCGACCGAGCAACTCAAGAAATCTTGCCATCGCATTGGTATTTTTTCTTTCTTCAGCAAGTTGCAAGCCAGACAATAGCTTTGATACTACAAAATCCACAGTAACATCGGTTTTTTTAGCTATTTTCTCAAAATGTTTATGGATTTGTGCCTTAATCGTAGGTTTGTGTAAGTTTTGCATAGCCATTTGATTAAGGGTATTTTCATTACCTTTATAGCCTGCTTTACGAGCAGCGTCAACTGCATTATATTTGGATTCTCCGCAGTAGTATGCTATGAAAGCGGTTTGTTTTGGAGTTAATCCTGTTTCTTTGTCTTTCATTTTATCAAGCCCTTCTGAAAGTAAAGATTTTAGCGACTGGTCTATTTTTTTGTCAAGAGAAAAGTTTTGATTTTGTAATTTTATTGTCAAGGTTTATGTTGATGATTTACAACGTCTTCATACAAACCTTACAGAGCTTAAATTCGTTAAATCCGTTACAGACGGACTTATCAAATATACCGTTTATTCCGTCTTGTTGTTTTATAACATCATACAATTTAAGGATTTATGCAGATTTTTTCTGATTTTCTCTTGTATTTTGTTTTGACTATTGTATAATATAATCAGCGAAGGACGAAAATCAATATGCTAAAACAATTAACAAAATCCGAGCTTGATGCGGCCAAAAAAGAGAAGGAAAAATTCTATCGCCAAATAGATGTGGTTAAGCTGCCTAAATGGATTA